AAGTAACAAAACGGAGCAGTTATGTCAGATGGTTTACCTTGGTTTAGAGTATACACGAATATCGTCGATAACCACAAGATGCGGCTACTTGCATTTGAAGATCGATGGCACTTCATAGCCTTACTAGCTTGCAAGCAGTCGGGCCTTTTCGATAGCGCAGATCCCGAGTTCATAAATAGGTCGTTAGCGGTCAAGTTAGGTTTACAACTTCCCGCCTTAGATGAACTCAGAAAGCGACTCACAGACGTTAAATTGATCGATAAAAACTGGAACATATTGAAATGGGAAGAGCGTCAATACAAGTCAGATTCCAGCAAAGAACGCCAGAGAAAATACCGCGAAAAACAGAAACTTAGCAAAAACGTGACGGTAACAAAACGTCACGGTGACGCCAAGGTAACGACTCAAGATACAGATACAGATACAGATACAGAAGCAGATACAGAAAAACATAAGCTGAAAACGGTCTTTAAGCGCGTAAACGCGCTGGGGGTAGATAGGCAACTATGGAATGAATTTATCAAGACGAGGACCAAACTCAAGGCAACCAATACAGCAAGAGCTTTGGCTCAGTTGGCAAATCGAGCAGAAGAATTTTCGCGCAATGGGGAAGACATAAAACAATTATTCGAGGAAGCAAATTCTAATGGATGGAAAACAATCTATGAGCACAAGAATCGTCAACAACGCCGTCACTCAGCAACAAAGATCGCCAGCGACGAGGGATGGATGTGAGCTGCCGAAAATTGTAATCAATCAATTGTTCGGAGTTATGCGGTTAAGTTACCCGTCATTTCTCAACGGGACATCTGAGGCAGACATTTCAGCGACCAAGAAGATGTGGTGGTCATACCTAAAAGACTATGACGAGCAAGTGGTCAAGAAAGCGACTGATCAAGTTGTCGTTAAGCACAAAAAGTTCGCTCCGACTCTGGGTGAGTTCAAGGAGCTACTTGAAGAGGTCAAGTCAGAGCCAGCGTTTCGACCAGCCCGTAGCACAAAGATTTGTGACGTTTGTAAATCGTTCAACTTTACGCAACACCATCATGACGTTTGCATAACTGGCAAGAAGCAGATTTTCGACGTTACAGAAGAGCAAATTGCGGAGGCCAAGAAGATGTTTGGTAAGTTGAGATGAGGAAGGCTTCTAATGCGGTAGTAGAGCGCCAGAAACAGCGTCTAGCGGCGATTAAAGGCCCAAGTAATAGCGACCCAAAGGGGTTGTTAAAAGCGTCTGAAATCCACATGGTTTTGCACTCTGATGAAGACAAAAACAAACTACTCAAATCCCTGGAGCAAATTGAGCTTGAGTATCCCATAGACGTAGTGATCAAGAGAGCAACCAAGAGCCGAAGTCTGGCGCAAAACAGAACTCAGTGGCAGTGGTTCAAGGATGCAGCATCACAAGGCGATCAGAAGTCTTGGGAGTATCGAGGTTATTGTAAACTGCACTTTGGAGTACCAATTCTGCGCCGAGACAGTCTTGAGTACCGGGAGAAGTATGATCGGATCATTAGACCCATGAGCTATGAGCAAAAGCTCGAGTTGATGGTTGAGCCTTTTGACTTCCCGGTAACTTCAGCGATGAACGTGGCCCAGCATGGTGAGTTCTTGGATTCGGTCAAGCAACATTTTGAGTCTGTAGGGTTTAAACTTACAGATCCTCAACAATGGGATGTTTAGATGCCAAAGCGGTGCAAGATATGCTCGGAGCCTTTCGAGGCAAAATTAAGTACGTTTCAAAAGACCTGTGACAATGTTGAATGCTTGGTTACATTCGGAAAGAAAGAATCGATCAGACTAAAACAAAAATCATTTAGAGCTGAAAAAAAGGCGTATAAACAAAAGGATAGGGGTTATTGGGTTAAGCGAGTACAAATTCAATTCAACAAGTACATACGCAACCGTGACAGCAATGATCCTTGCATATCGTGCAAGAGACACCACACCGGGCAATATCACGCCGGGCATTACATGAGCGTAGGTGGTCACTCTGCCGCGCTCCGTTTTGATGAGGAAAATTGTCATAAACAATGTTCAGTTTGTAATAACTATCGCAGTGGCAATTTATCCGAATATCGTACAAACTTAATTGACAAAATTGGCTTGAGCGCAGTAGAGAGGTTAGAGGGGCCGCACGATCCTAAAAAATACACAATTGACGAGCTGAAAGATTTGCTCGCCAAGTATCAGGCGCAGAATAAAGAATGGGCGAAGTCTCAATCCTAGATCGACACGCTGAAGAAGTTCGTGACACGTTGCGCGAGCTGCTAAGAGAGTGTGAATCTGGAGAGATCAGCGGAGCAGTAATTATCACTGAGCATCAAGACCATTTTGATTTGACCATGCCGGGAACTTTCTCGACGGACCCAGAATCGATAGCTTCTGTGGTTGGTCGGTTGCAAATCGCATCAAATATCTTCTGCAACATAACCGGAGCGGAAGACGATGAAGGCTAGGTCAACAGACGCACATTTAGATTTTTGCACAACCGAATATCAAAGAACGGTTATTCAAAAGCATATCGAAGGCAAGTCTCAAGTTGAGATTGCAGACGAGCTTAAGAAAGATATTCGCAGAATCAACGCCGTTGTGATGCGCGTTCATCAAAAAGCGGCTCTGCAAGGTGTAGCGCCAGAGTTCAATGTAAATCGTCCAACGGTGCCCGGCTTTACGACTAAACGGGTCAGCACCGCTTACAACATGGACAATGAGATAGTGCTGCAATGGCACATCCAGGAGCCAGAGCGCCAGAAGTTAGAAGAACTTATTGCTGAATTTGTGGAGGGCTTCAAAGATGAGCTACAAGGATTACACACCTCCACAGACGCGCCGGGAAATACTGAAGACGCTCTTATGGTTAGCTACATTATTGGGGATCATCACCTTGGCATGCTTGCTCACCACACTTAAACGATGGGCGAGGACTATGATGTCAAGATTTCGCAATCTTTACTTGAAAACGCAATAGACAGGCTGGTTGGCTCGGCTCCTGCCGGGAAGGTTGGAGTGTTGGTTAATCTTGGCGATTTCATGCACGTTAATGATTCGACAAGTTCAACCCCTAATTCAAAGAATCTACTAGACAGCGATGGAAGGTACTCAAAGACCATCAGAGCCGCCAGCAACGTGATCAAGAAGTCAGTTCTTAGGATGCTGGAAAAGCACGCCGAGGTTTGGATTGTCAACGTCCGAGGAAATCATGACCCTGACGCGGCCCTGTGGCTAAACGAAGTTATGAGGTTATATTTTGAAGACGATCCAAGAGTCAAGGTCTTTGACAATGCTTCAAAATTTGTTTGGTGGCGCTGGGGCAAGAACTTAATCGTCACTCATCACGGAGATCGGATTAAAATGTCTAATCTTCACGGATCAATCGTTAGTAATTTGAGGCAGGAATGGGGAGAATCAGAACATACTTTCGTCTGGACAGGCCATATACACCACAAAAACCAAGAGGAATATGGGGGCGCATTGTTCGAGTCCTGGAACATCCTAGCACCCGCAGACGCTTGGCACGCTGGCTCTGGCTATGCCAGTTCTCGAAGTATGACTTGCGTAATTCTCCACGAATCGTTTGGAGAACAAGGCCGTTTGAAGGCAAATATACAGGAGCTAGTATGAGCGCATTTGATAGACAAATTGGGGGAAATCATTACAAGACGATGATGATCCAACCCCTAGAGTATGCTTTGGCGAATGATTTAGGTGTATGTGAGCACGCGGTTGTAAAGTACATATCAAGGTGGCGAGATAAAGGCGGGGTTTCTGATCTTCGGAAGGCGGCGCATTACATCGAGATACTAATTCAAAGAGAGACGGCTCCAGAGGGTCCACCAAAGAAGCCGTCTTGGTGATCAGAGCAGAATAGCTCCAATCAAAAACCCTGCACAAAAAGCGCCAATCATGGCGTAAGTGGTAAATTTTGGGTTAGAAAAGTCTCTTTTCATTTTTCGCTTCCTCCTGTTGTAGTTTGTCCAGCAACTTCATCGTGTCCAGCATCATCATATCCCCTGCTGGGTCGATGGTTTCTAGTTTGTAGTGAGTTCTAGCTTTTGCCAGAGTCATCCACGCCAATAACATTTCAGTTCTCGTTGGTTTCATGCTCATTTGCCTCTCCTAGTTATCATTGTGTTTCATGTGAAACATGTTCATGCCCTATAACACGTTTCCTTAGTTGATTGTCCCTATTTAATTGCCCTATTTAATTAGGGGCCATAAAAACTCTTAATTGTTCAGGCCCCTTTTGTGACCGAATTGTGTTAGGTCTTGCCGCCAGACCGTAGACCAAACCTTGCCACTAGACCGAGGACCAAAGTTTTAGGTACGTAGGAAGGTACGTAGCCTCCGCCACTTAATCAACGACCTCCCACAAGATGCAAGCCTTGCCCCATTGAGTCTTCCCCCGTTGGCCGCTGTCTCTTACCTTTAAGTCGTTAGAAAGCTCAGAAAGCCTTGGCTGGACCGAGACGTAAGGTCTCCCCAGCTCTGTTGCAATCTGCTCAGTGCTCAAAGGCGATTTCACCTCGACAAGTAGGCTATAAACCTGATCTCGCAGTGTAATTTTGCCTAATGTGTTGCTTGTTGCAGACTCTAAGCTCGTTTCTCTCTTTTGATAACCAATACCTTCGCTTGTATACCCCATACTTCTCTCCTTAGTTTTAATGTATTCCCTAGACCAAACGTAAACCCATAGACCAAACGCTAACCTTCAGATGGAAAAACGTCAGGCTTATCGCCTCACCCGTTAAACCTGACACATCGTGCCAAAGGTTTACCGTATCCCCTAGACCAAATTCTGCATCCCCTAGACCAAAATGGTCAAAAGTTGCACAAAAATTGATCAATCCAGCACATCGAAATCATAACTCCTTGATTTTAAAGGGTTTCTCCCTGGGGCCGCTTTGCATCATCAGCCGCTCTTTTAGCGGTGCGCCAATTGACCTTAAAAACGTGCGCGATATGGGCAACCGTCCAGCCCCGTTCGACCCTTTCAGCGACAGCCGCTAGGAATTCGGCACGCGTGCGAAAATCCCCCTTGAACAATGGGCGGCCTTTGGTCATTGGTCTAGTGCTTTGCGGGTGCCTTGGCCCAGTAAATCTTTCGCTACCCATTCGCCCCCCATTGGCTCGCCATTGCTTGAGCGATGCCCTCGTATGTTTTGCTGCGGATCTTCCAACGGTCGGCAGACGGCCCGAGCTTGTTTTGACCGCTTGGGGTTTGATTGTCCCAATATCCCCGCGCTGGCTTGCTTAAAATGTTTATGGGTCTGAGATTTGGCAAATTGTGCAACCAGAGACCCGTTTTTTTGCTCTCTGGGTGTCCATGCTCAAAAGGCTGGATATATTGATTGGGTTTGATTGGCAGAACTCCGACTGGATTCTCTAGCGCCACACTTTGGGCGCATTGTTTCGCAAGCTCGAACATCTTAAGGGTGTAGTCGATAGCCTCAAGCCTTTGGTGGTGCTTTGGCTTGCCTTTCCCATAATGGGCGTTTCCTGAGACGCATAGCGCGGTGCATGGCGGGTGCATGATGATCAAGTCATAAAAGCCGAAGCCGTCCTTGATGGCGTATTCAGCGTCAACTGCTAAATGATACCGGCTCCCATCGTCGGCGGGTTGTAGATCACAGCTCCACGCCTCATGGCCTAACTTTCGGAACGCTTCTCGGACTGTTCCGCTGCTTTCATAGGCTATCAATACCCTCATGATACCCTCTCCCGATATGTTCGAGTGGGTTCGCCCATGTTTTGACTGTTACGATAAGCAGACTCGACCGGCGCGAGCTTCTGAATCAAGCTCTCCCAACACTCGACAGGATCGGCGTTTGAGCCTAAACACTCGACCGAATGTTCTTCCCAAAAATCAGGCCCGTAACGTCGATCACAAATCAGGAAAACTGCTTGCTCCATTGCTCGGGCCAATTGATCGTCTCCCGCAATCTCAGCGCCTTGGCCTAGCGAGGCCATCATTAATAAAGTGCTCATTTAACACCTCCGCAATCAGCGCCAAGCTCTCTATAGTCAGAATGAACCCCCAAACAGACCCGCTCTATATACTCAGCCTCTGCCCTTTGTGCTTCTTCTAAGTCGGCATTACCCGCTAAATATAGGCAAGCCCCAAAAAATACGCCGATCCCGATCAATTTCAAATACTTCATTTTTAACACTCCGTTTAACTTGTCCTCAAATTCTAGCGCACAAAGCCCCCTACCTGTCAAATAAAAACGCGACAGAGAATAGAACTTTTTGGAATATGAAATGCTCCAGGGAAAGCAAAACGGTCTAAAAATAACTTGATAAGTTGTTGCAAAAAATTTTGTCATCCTTTAAAGTGTACTCATCAAATCAACGAACGGAGCAAACAAAATGATCGAAGTAACTTACTCAACTTTTAGCAAGATCCTTAACAAGACTTTCATCAACATCAAGGAAGTTAAGAACATCGAAGACTTCAACGCTTTTTCAATGGCCTTGAATCTTCACGCTGAAATCCTCGAAATAAAAAATATCTAATCCTACTGATGAGGCCCAATGGTACGGGCCGAAACGCCGAAAGGCGTCTAGGAAACCAACAACAAAATGGAGTGGTAAACATGGAAGCAATCGAAAACGCAACAATCGAAACCCTCAAAAGCTCATACGCCAACGCGGCGGCTACAGCTTGTCTAGCTTTGGGACATGGCAAATCACACCGGAACGAAGCCGAAGCGAAACGGTACGCCGAAGAATTGCAAGCGCGAGGGGTCGAGCCTTTGGAATATTTCGACGCGGCGGAAATGGGAACCTTTAACGGTTCGGGGTCTGTGTAAAAATAAACCTTGACGAAGGGGTCAAGCTGTGTCAAGCTGGCCCCATCAATCAAAAACGGAGCAAGCAAATGATTAACAGATTCTCGAACCTCGAAGAAATCGCCTCGAACCTTGAGCACTTCGCAACCGTACTGCACGATCAAGTTCGACGCGGATACATTCCGGCAAATGCTGGGGACTTTGGGGAACTAGAAGCAGCGGTCAAGTTGCTTGATCGCGTCTCGCTGGAATTGTGCGAGGCTCAGGAAGAAGACGAAGCGAGGCAAGAGACAGAAGCGGATCTCAACCAATGGCTAAACGGGGACGCTGTACGCGCATCCCTCGCAAGCCTCAGCGCATACAAGCGATAAACTTATTTTAACATCTGTCAAAATAATGCTTGACAAGGGGAACAGGATCAGGCATTCTGAGCAAATCAAATAACAAAACGGAGCAACACATGGACAACTCAGCACATTTAACTCACCGCATCCAAGAGCAATTGGGTCACAAGTTTTATCGCGTCAACAATGACAGCAATGGAAATCCTCGCTATGTCATCCACTTCTTGGCCTTTGCCAACGATTACGACGAAGCCCGCAAGATTGCCAACCGTCTAGGCTTCAGGGTCTACAAGGCTAGACACTTCGGCGGCGGTTTTGTTTGTCAGTCCTACAACATAGAGCGAGATGCTGAGCGCATTCTAGAGGCCCGATTGATGGAGTTGGCGGCATGATTCGGCTCGAAGATACCAATCGAAAAGTCTGGACGCTGTACAGGCGCATTGATGCCAACCGCGAGAATCAAATTTATCCGGGTTGGACTAGCTTGATTCTAGGTGATGATGAAATTCAAGCGCCGCACCGCAATTGTTCATTGCCGCATCATGTGGCGGACCAATGGATAGCTGGACGGGTTCGAGTGAGGATCAACGCATGAATTACTATCAATATTCAATCAGCAAGATCAAGATCTCTAAAACCATCGAACAGCTCAGCGAGGTCGAGGACTGGCTTGAGAGGATGTATAACGCTGGGGTCTTTACGGATAAAGAGTTCAGGGATTTAGACTGCAAGTTAGTTGACCACTCACTTAAACTTGAAGGGGTGCTATAATGATCTCAACGATTGAAAGCAGGGACGAGCTTCGAGAGCTAGTCAAATCAGGGGTCAAGGTTTTTTGGATGAACAACAATTATCGCGTCGAGTATTGGCCCAAACAAGACAAATCAGGGACAGGCGGATTTGATGGCCTTTTCACGGTTTGCCAGTCTAACAAATACGCGACAGGTACAGACTCAATGGAATTATCCGATCTGTACTATTTAAGGGAGTCGACAGCATGAGAAGACACAGCACAAGCCACAAGCATTTAGTGCAAGACGAGTGGATGATGATAGCAGGCGCTCTGTTCTTCCTGTCGATCCTT